CCCAAGCCGGCGGTGAGCGATTTCACGGACGCTTTCAGCATCCCCATGGAGCCGGAGATTGTCTTTTCGCTTTCCCGGGCGAAATTGCCGGCGTACTGCTCGGTCTTTTCGAAGAACATCTGCATTGCGACCTGCACCTTGTCCGCTTGGCTCGCTTCGTTCCAGACGAAATCCAACCCTTTGCCGACCGCGTATGCCTCGATGGACGTCGCATTCATAGCAACGCCGAGGTTGTCCATCATCTCAAAGTTGCCCTTTGCCGCGCCTGCTACGGCTTCGAGCGCGGCGCTTGTTTCGATGCCCATCACGGACGCCATATCTGCGGCGCGCTGCATAGCCTGTTCGGTCAGTTCGAGAGACGCCTGCTGCTCGATGCCGGAGCCTTGAAACAGGGCGCCCATTTTGTTGGCCGTCGCAAGGTATTCGCTTTGGGAAACGCCGAGGTTTTTATAGGCTTCCTCGCCCGTTTTTTGAATTGCCAAAGCGTATTCGCCGAATACGGCCTCCGCGCCGCCGGTGTTCTGCTCCAGCTCAGAAAAGGAAGACACGACATCCTTGACCAGCTTCCCGGTGGCGGCGGCCACGCTTGCGGCCGTAGCGGCGGCCAGTCCGGCGACGGTTTTCAACGCCGTACCGAGGCCGCCGAAGCGGCTTCCCGTTTCCTCGGCGGCGTCTCCGGCGTCTACCGTCGCCTTTTCCATATCGCCTGTTGCATCCGCAGCCCCGTTCATTTCCGCTTCTGTCGCTTCCAGCTCGTTGGTCATACGGTTGACGTCGGCAATCGCATCGTACAGCGATTTCTGCCATTTCAGCGTGTTGACATTGTTTTTGCCATAGGCTTCCGTGGAAGCGTCCAGTCCTTTTTTCAGTTCCTCGATGCCTTTTTTCTGCGCGTCGATTTGTTTGGTAAGCACTTCCGATTTCGCAATCAGTCCCGCCTGCTCGTCCCCTTCGAGTTTGAACGAATTGGTGACGATTTTCATTTCGCTGTCGAGTACCTTGAGCTGCTGCCCGATTTTTTGTATTTCGTCTCGAAAGGCTTTTTCTCCGTCGATTCCGATTTTCGGGCCTATGTTGATTGCCATTTTTCGTCACCTCACATCCGGGATGATTTCGTCATCGGTCAGCTTTCGTTTTTGACGGCAGCCCTCTCGCTTAATCTGCTCGACGGCAATGAGCGTCAGAAGATCTCCGAAGGGGATGTCGAGCGTTTCGTCCATCGTCAGTCCGACGCGCATCCCGTACCACAGAAACCACGCGGGCGTTATTTCGCCGCCCGCGTGGCCTCTGCGTTTTTTGGATATTCCGCCTCGATTTCCGCGGCCTTCCCCGCCAGTATGGTTTCCTGTATCTTCTCGACCAGCAGCGCGGCGTCGCGCACGTCAAAGACGTCCAGCAGGACGTCTTCGCTCAGCGCTTCCGGCGCGTCTAAGCCGTTGAGCTTCGCGTACCGTTCGCCGGCCTTCATCATCTCGGCGATGATCCATACCGATTCATAGACGTTTTGCAGCTTGTCCTCCGAATCAATGGCGGAACCGATTTCCTCGATGCTTTTGTACCGCTCGGTACAGGAACGTATCACGCGGAGCGAAAAGCAAAGGAGATAGCGCTTGCCGTTGATTTCAATCGATGTCGTTTTCATTTTTCTGCTCCTTTGTCGTATGCGGTTTTATGCGCCCGCGCCGGAGGTGATGTTCAGCCGCGCTTTGATGTATGCCTCGGCCTGCGCTTCGGTCGTAAAGGTTGCCTCGCGCTTCCAGACGTGGTTTGCGCTGTCGTCGCGCATAATGGTCGCGCTCAGCTCGGGCACCTGCCATTCGATTGTCTCGCCCTGTGTGGTCGCCGCGTCGGAGGGGACGCCGAACATGACCTTTGTCAGCACGACTGCGCGCCACTTATACACGCCGCTGACCTTTTTCTTGATGATAAAGCCGGCGCCGAGGTAAGGCGTTTCCTGCGTGTCGTCATAGATCAGCTCGCTTGCGTCTTCGTCGGTGACGCCGGTGATTTCGGTGAGGGCTTCTTCCTTGATGCCGAGGATGGCTTTGCTGACCTCCTGCGACAAGTCGTCTGTCGACAGCGTCAGCGTGCCGCCGGCGAAGGAACGGTCGGTCTCCGCTATGGCGTTGTCC